CACAATGAAGGGGCCAGGTTACCAATTAATTCAACTGCTTATCTATATGAAGGTGCTCGGATATAAAAATGGCTTCCTTCTTTATGAGAATAAAAATACTCACGAGATAGTAGTTGTTCCGGTATCAATGACAAAGTCCAACCAAAAGCTGATTGACGACACCTTTGATTGGATGCGTACTGTGCATAAGAGTTGGCTTGATCAAGAGCTCCCTAAGAGGGTCTTTGAGAAGAAGTCTACTGAGTGTAAGGGTTGTGCAGTATTTGAAGAATGCTCTAAACTATGGGACGGGACTGCCGATATTCCGGCACTTAATCTACCAAAATGATATGTGAAAACAATGGCTGCGGAAATGAATTCTTCCAATCAGCCCATAACCAGAAGTTTTGTTCCTCAGAATGCTTGAGGGACTCAACCAATCGCCGGGTACGAGAAAAGTATCGTGACGATAAAGATAGGCTCAAGGGCAAGCAGAGAGTCTGCAGTAAGTGTAAGGCCAAACTTAGCAGGTATAACTCTGATACGATCTGTAATTTTTGTAAATCAGACAAGCAGGCTAAATTAAAAAGAGAGATACTTGGGTCATTCAATGTCATTCGTAAGCAGAATTAAGCCACACGCAGACACGGTGATGGGCATAGACGCCTCCACTAAGAGCATAGCCTTTTGTATTATGCGTGGTAAAGACGTTGTTAAATATGGCGAGATTTTTATTAACGGGGCTAATATCTCAGAGAGAATACTTGACTCTAAGCGTAAGATGCGTGCCCTGAAAGATGAGTTTAATGTGGACTATATAGTTATTGAGTCCGCCATTATGGTTCGTAGTGCTGCTGTTGCTATTAAGATGGCATATGTGTTTGGTGCTATTATGGGTGAGCTTTTGGATAATGGGGCGGTAGTTAAGGAAGTTGCCCCTATTACCTGGCAGTCTTATATAGGTAATAAGAATCTTAATAAGCAGGAGAAATTGGATATTAGAAAACTATATCCAGACAAATCAGCCTCATGGTATAATAATAAATCTAGGGAAATGCGCAAGCAGAGGACCCTTGACTTCTTTAATACTAAATTTAGTATTGCTTTAGAATCTGACAACGTCAGTGATGCGTTCGGGTTAGCCTGGTATGCGTCACAAAATCTTACGGAGAGATAATGAAAAAGGATTATTATAAATCGGCGTCATGGCTGTCGAAGCGCTACATTACTGATGGTAAAAATGTTAACGAAATTGCCAAAGAGTGTGGGGTGTCGTCTGTCACAATCACAGCATGGCTTACAAAGTTTAATCTTATTCGTAACGTCAGGAGCTGGAAATGATTGTTGGGCTACACGGTTTCGCTCAATCTGGAAAGGATACTATCGGCCAGGAGCTGGTAGACAAGTATGTCTTTGAGCGCCTTTCGTTCGCGGATATTATTCGTGAGGCTATCTATACGCTAAATCCAGTAGTCTCTCACAGCCCTGTCTCCGGCACCCTTAGAGTACAGGGCCTAGTTGATACGTATGGCTGGGAGTGGTGCAAGAATCAGTATCCAGAGATCCGAAGATTACTCCAGGTTATGGGTACTGAAGTTGGTCGTGACCTAATATATCCTGCTATCTGGATTGACGGTGTGCGAAATAAAATGCGTAACGGAAACTATGTCATCACCGATGTTCGTTTTGAAAATGAAGCCGAAATGATACGCGCTCACAGCGAAGGTATCCTTGTCAAGATTGTTCGTGACGGTGTTGGGCCGGTGAACACTCACAGTTCTGATAGCGGATTGCCAGATAGTATGTTTGATCTCATCATTAATAACGACGGATCGCTAGAAGAATTCCTTGGCAGAGTTGACGAGATTGCTTCCTTAAAATCTCAGTATGTGGTATAATAGTAAAATGCCAACGTACGAATACCAGTGCCAAGAATGCAGACATGTTGAGGATTACATTCGCTCTATCGAGAATCGCGACGATTTAGTTGTCTGTATTGAGTGTGATGGTAACGCAAGTAGAATTATTTCCAAGCCCGCATTGGTGTGGGCACCCACCTCTGGTGGTTATAGATAAGGGGTTGTAATGGCTAAAAAGCGCCAAGGAACCATCACGAGCAGTCGTCCAGAATATATCCTTATTGAGGATACCTATACTTTCAAGGACACTGTCCTAGACCGCGGTAAAGAAATTAGAATTAAAAATACCCGCGGTACGTTCACATTCTATGACTACGGCAAGAATACGAATACCAATAAGGACTGGATCACTTGCCTACACAAGACGCAGGGGTACTTCCAGTCATTTCGTCCAGAACAAATTAAAGAAATCGTTAGACCTAAAGTTCCTAGAAAGAAGAGTGTTGTGAATGGGTGACCTGGTCACTAAGCATTTTGACGACATGGAGAAGGCTGTTGCCCTCCGCATCCGAGGAAAGACACCGTATCAAATTTCCAAGGAACTAGGCCTCACCCGTGTTGAGGTAGATAATCTACTCATAGAGTGGAGAGAGTTGTGTTTGAATGACCAAGCTATTGTTGAGCGTACTCGTGAAGCCCTTGCTAATACTGATATCCATTATAATGATCTTATTGCTAGGGGTTGGGAAATTGTTTCTGCTGCTGATGATCAGATGGACTCCGAGGGCTTTGATTCCAAAGTCGTTGCACAAAAAACTGCCGCGTTAAAAATGATCGGTGACCTTGAGGCAAAGCGTTTCGGAATGCTCAAGGAAATGGGTGCCATTGATAATAGTGAAATGGCAACTCAGATGGCCGAACGTGAACGTCGTGAAGAGATCATCCTTGGCATTCTAAGAGATGTAGTATTTAAATGCCCCACCTGTCAGAGCGAGGTAAAGAAGAGGCTAGCGCAGGTAAATAATGAAACTGTACCAGTACAGGTTATTAGCGAAGTAGACTGATATGTCAATGGACTTTAGAGATTACCTAGATGTCCTAGAGGGCCAGGACTTTGATGAAACCCCTGTAGACCTAGAGACCTTTTGCTACGATGCAAAATACCTTGGGCTCTTGCCACTTTCTGAACTACAGATCGTAATGCTTCGGGCAATGACTCAGGTATATAAAAAGGAGACGTTAGTTGAACTTTATGGTGAAGAAAAAGGACTAGAGCGTTCTAAGCAAACCTACCGAGAAGTTATCCTACAACTGGGTAAGGGTAGCGGTAAGGACTACACGTCTACGATTGCTTGTGCCTATATAGTTTATCAACTCCTGTGCCTAAAGGACCCGGCTGGATATTATGGAAAGCCCGCGGGGGACGCAATTGATATCCTGAACATTGCCATTAACGCAACACAGGCAAAGAACGTTTTTTTTAAGGGATTCCGTGAAAGAATTAAAAGGTCTCCGTGGTTTCAGGGTAAGTATGACGCCACACAGGAGTCAATGAAGTTTGACAAGGGCATTACAGTTCACTCCGGACACTCTGAGCGTGAGGCTTGGGAGGGATATAACACACTCGTTGTTATCCTTGACGAAATCTCCGGTTTCGCGGTAGAGAATAATACTGGACATACGCAGTCCAAGACTGCCGAAGATATATATAAGATGTACAACGGTTCGCTATCATCTCGATTCCCTGACTATGGCAAGCTTTTGCTACTTTCATTCCCTCGCTATAAAAATGACTTTATTCAGAAGCGTTATGACGAAGTTGTTGCGCAGAAGGAAATCGTCATTCGTAGCGCAGACCTAGTAGTTAATCCAGACTTGCCAGAAGATTTTCCTGGTAATACCATAAACGTGGAGTGGGAAGAGGATCACATCATCTCATACCGTGAGGCCAGAGTGTTTGCGTTAAAGCGGCCCACATGGGAAGTTAATCCAACGAGACAACTACAGGAATATACCCAAGACTTCTACAAGGATATGCAGGACGCATTGTCACGGTTTGCTTGTATGCCTCCTGATTCCATTGATGCATTCTTTAAGTCTAGAACTAAAATTGAAACAGCCTTCAATCAAACAAGTTGGGCCATCTCAGAGGATGGGGTCGTTGCAGATTGGTTTAAGCCAGTGGATGAAAAGCAATACTACATCCATGTCGACCTTGCCCAGAAGATTGACCGATGCGCACTATCACTCGCCCATGTTGAAGAGTGGGTATTAGTTTCTATTGGTACTAACTATAAGGAGTATCAGCCAAAGGTTGTTGTGGATGCTATTAGATGGTGGACTCCATCATCTACCGAGGCCGTAAACTTTGCCGAAGTGCGTGAGTTTATCCTTGATCTATTCA